TACGCGCTGCAGAATTTCGATCCTGTCGGCTACGAACTGCTTGCCGCCCGCGGGCCTCGCCACTATCGCGCCAACCCGGCGAAATGGCAGCGCGGGCTGACGGACGCGATCGATATCATGGCGGACTGGTCGGCCCGAACTGGTAAGCCGATGGCGAGCACGGAGTGCTGGGCCACAGTCAACTACAAGGATGGCCCGGGGCTTGAATGGGACTGGGTGATCGAACTCTGCGAGATTGGGACACGTCATGCAACCGACAGCGGCCAATTTGTCGCAGTTGGCACTTCCAACTTCTGCGCTCCGCAGTTCAATGGCATGTGGCGTGACATTGAATGGCATCGCAAATTGACAGCGCACATTCATGCGGGCCGTGTGCCTGGCTCTCGCTGAGCGCGGTATCCGCTGTTCTGTGACGGTCAAGGTCTGCTCGATCTGCACTAGGCGCTCCGCGGCATATTGGGTGCCGTCGAGGCCCATGGCGAGGATCTGGTCGTTGAGCTGCTGGCGCTCCTGCGCCGCGGCGGTGTCGAAGGCCAGCAGGTCGGCCTGCTCGTTGCCGCCAGTGGCACGGAGATAGCGGACCTGGAGGCCGGCGGTGAGGCTGCTGGCCTGGAGATCGCGGCGGGCCGTGAGGTCGGCGAGGCGGCGGTCGCGCTCGGTGGTGAGCCCGTCCTCGGCCAGCGCGTATTGCTTGGCCTTGGCGATGGCAGCGTCGTAGGTGTCATTCACGCCCTTCAGCGCGGTCGCGAAGTCATTGACCGGCGCCTTCTCCAGGGCCGCCATGGTCTGGGTCACGAAGGTGGTAAAGTCGGCGAGTTGGTTGGCGTCGGTGAAGGTGCGGTCGCTGAGCAGACTGTTCAGCCGGTTGTCGTTGGCCGCGGTGAAGCGGAGGTTGGAGAAGCCGGCCGCGAAGCTGGCGTAGTCGTGTTCGAGATTGGGGTCGTTGTTGCCGCCGACGATGTAGGCACCGGTGGAACGCATGCCCTGCTGCGCCATCCAGGTGTTGAAAGCGGCGACCTGCTGCTGCTCCTGGGCGAACTGCTGCTGGGCGACGGGGTCGACGTTGGCCGTCTTGAAGCCGATCATCCCGGCCTCGTCGGAGGCGAGCGTCCAGGACCAGCCGTGATGCTTCGGACCCGGGCCGAACAGTCCGCCGAGCCCACCACCGGCAGCGCCGCCAATGAGGCCGCCGATCAGGGTGCCGACACCGGGGATGATGGACCCGATGGCGGCGCCGGCCATGGCGCCAACGCCGGAGCCGATGGTGCCGCCGAGCTGGTGACCACCGAGCAGGCTGTTCAGCAGCATTCCCGCGCCAAACCCGGCGCCAACACCACCGAGCATGGTGCCGAGCGTCGGAGCGCCACTGGCAGCGATCCCGCTGGCAGTGACTGGGCCCGCGACATCCGCACCCCACAGCGGCGTCGCCATCAGCCCGGAGATGCCACCGGAACCGCCGAACAGGCTGCCGAGCCCGGAGAACAGCCCGCTGCTGCCGAGGCTCGACACGCCGGACATGCCGGAACTGATCGATACCGCCGGCAGCGAACTGCTGAGCACCGAGTTCAGCAGCGGGTTGATCACCGCCAGCTTGAGCGCCTGCTGCACCACCGAGGAGATGATGGAGGAGGCGACGTTGCCCCAGTTGATGGCAGCCCGCTGGCCACCGACGAATGCGTTGGCAATCGCGTTGCCGACCTGGTCGAAGGCCTGGCTCGCGGCGTTGGCGATGCCCTCGTAGAGCGACTGCTGCTGCTTCAGCGCGTAGTTGGCACTGGCGATCTGCTTGGCCTGCTCGACCAGGGCCTGCTGGGTGTCGGACAGGCTGCCGGCATCGGGCGCCTTGCCGCTGCTGACCAGACCGCGGATCGTGCGCAGCGCCGCAAGTTCCCGCTCGAGCTGCTCGGCCGACAGCCCGATCAGCGAGGCCTCGGTGCGGAGATCGTCCAATTGCCCTTGGCCGGCGCGCAAGGCCCGCTCGGCGTCGAGGTCGGCGTTGAGCCGCTCCTGGGCCGCGGTCTTCTGGCCGATCAGCACCACCTCGGCGGTGAGCGCCGCCTTGATCGCCGGGTCAGTGGCGGCGTCACGATGGGCTCGCAGCGACACCGTGGCCTGGCGCACCTTCTCGTCGATGGCGGCGTAGTAGGCGGCGCGGTCGCCACCTCGTTCGGCGGCAATCAGCGCCTGAGTGGCGGCGATCTGCTCGTTGAGCTCGACCAGGGTCTGCGCCCCCTTGGCCGCTTCCTGGGCGGCGTTGCGGTTGAGGATCGCGGCAGCCAACGCACTCTCCGCCACGCCGGCATGGGTGGCAGCCTGCTCGTGTGCTTCGGCGGCGGCGTTGGCGGCCAGCATGGCGGCGCGGCCCTGTTCGGCGGCGCGCACCAGCACCATCTGGGCGCTGCCGGCGCGTTCGATCGCTGCCAGTTCCTGGCCGCGGGCGTCGATCTCGGCTGCCATGGCCAGCGCGACCGACTTGCGGCGGTATTCCTCGGCGACGAGGCCAGTGAGGGCGTGGTCGCGGATATAGGCCTCTGCCTCGATCTCGGCCTTGACGCGGACGCGGTCGGGCAGCCCGGCGGCGAGCAAGCGCTGTTGCTCGGCCAGCGCCTTGTTGATGTCCTCGAGTTGCTTCTGCTGCCGCTCCGCCTCGGCAGCGCCCGGGGCGGCGTTCGTCGCCGTCGCCGGCTTCGGCACGTCCGAGGCGTTGGCGGCGAGGCCCTGGACCTGTTCACCGGCGAGCATGCGCTCGGCCATCAGGTTGGCACGCTGGGCACGGAGGATGCGCTCGGCATCGCCGTTGACGGCGGGGGCACCGTAAGAATCACGCTCGGCCAGCTTGGTGTCGATCTGGGCGATGCGGCGATCGATCGCGGCTGTGGCGGGCTCGGCCTCGAGGAGCTTGTTGGCCGCGGCGGCGATGGCGGTTAGGCCAACGAGTGCGACCTGGATCGGACCGGACTGGGCGATGCGGTCCATCAGGCTGGACCACTCATTGCCCAGCGCCCGCATCGCCTTGGCCGCCGGCGACAGTGCTTCCTGGTCGAGGCCCTTCACCCGGCCGCGTAGGGCATCCATTGCCTTGGCGACCGCCTCGGTGCGCTCGCCATGCTCCAGCATGACCCGGATGGCGGCGCGCTGGTCGGCGGTCAGGATGTTGAGTTCGTCGTCCAGCGCCTTCAGCGCCACATAGGAGCCAGAGGCGATCTCGCCGAGCCGCTTGGCAACGGCTGCCTGGTCGCTGGTCCCGAGCGCGGCGGCGGTGTCGGCAGTGAGGCCGACAACCTGCTGGATGGCGGAGGTGTCGAGGGCTGGCACGCGCGCCAGGCCCTGGACGATGGAGGCCGCGGCGCTGCGGGCGACACCAGCGTGCTGCAGGGTCGTGATGTAGGTCTGGAGCGATGCGGTGGCGAGGTCACCCTCGCGGCCGACGGCGTGCAGCGCGACCGAGAGGCTGCGCGCCTCGCTCTCCAGCGACGCCGCATGCGCCATGGCCAGCGCGAAGGCACCACCGACGGCGACGGCCGCGCCGATGGGCGAGAGCAGAGCCCCGGCGACCATGCGGGCTGCCGTGCCGAGCACGCCGAAGCCGGTGCCTGTGGCGATGGCGACGTCGGCGACCTGATGGCCCTGCTGGATCAGGGTCATCATCACCGGCTGGCCCGCGGCGATGGACGACACCGCCTGCATCGACTGCACGCCCAACTGGCGCAGGGCGAAGGCGTTGGCCCCCGCCGAGACGCCGAGCGCCTCCTGTTGCTTCGCAGCCTCGACGGTCTTGCCGGCCAGCGCTGCGGTGGCGGATGCGGCCGCGCCCGTCGGCGCTGCGGCGTCGGCGAACGCCTTGGTGGCGGCCTCGCGGGCCCGGGCGGCAACGGTGGCCGAGATCGCCCCGACGCGCTCGGCCTGGGCGATCTCAGCGAGAGTGGTCTCGTAGGTTCGGGAGACCGCAAACAGGGGATCAAACTTCGCGCGGAGCCGATCGAGTTCGGCGCCGTAGGCGGCGATGTCGGCAGCGCGGTCTGCGAGCGCCTCGCCAGCCAACGGCGTGGCGACGCCGGCCGCGCGATTGGCGGCCTGTTGGACGTCGACCAACCGGGTGACGGCGAGGCCGAGTTGTCCGTAGCTCGCCGCCAGGTCCGCGTTGGCGGCAACCTGCTGCTCATAGCCGGCGAAGGCACGTTGCCGGGCTGCCAGAGCCTCTCCGGCGGCGATGGCGCCGACGCGCTCGGCCCGGGCAATCTCGGCAAGCGATGTCTCATAGCGCTGCTGCGCAGCGACCAGCGGATTGAACGACGCCTGGAGCCGATTGAGCTCGGCACCATAGGCAGCGATATCGGCCGTCCGAGCCGCGAGGGCATCGCCCGCCAGGGGCGCGGCGACACCGGCACCGCGGTTCGCCGCTTGCTGGACATCGACCATGCGGGTCACAGCAATGCCGAGCTGGCTGTAGCTCTCGGCCAGACCGGCGTTGGCGCTGATCTGCTGCTCGAAGCTGGCAAATGCGCGTTGGCGGGCGACGACCGCCTCACCCGTGGCGATCGCGCCGACCCTCTCGGCCTGTGCGATTTCGGCCAGACTGGCTTCATAGCGTTGCTGGGCTGCTATGAGCGGATTGAAGGACGCCTGGAGACGATCGAGCTCGTAACCATAGGCCCCCACGTCCGCCGCGCGCGCCGCGAGGCTTTCCCCGACCAGCGGTGTCGTGACCCCAGCGCCGCGGTTGGCGGCCTGCTGGACGTCGATAAGGCGCGTGACGGCAATGCCCAACTGGCTGTAGCTCTCGGCCAGGTTTGCATTGGCGGAGACCTGCTGCTCGTAGCCGGCAAAGGCGCGCCGCCGGGCGGCAACGGCCTCGCCCGTGGCGATGGCTCCAACCTTCTCCGCCTGCGCGATCTCGGCGAGCGTCGCCTCGTAGCGCCGCATCGCGCCGAACAGCGGGTTGAACGACGCTTGCACTCGGTCGAGGCTGGCGCCGTAGGCTGCGATGTCGGCGGCACGCCGGCTGAAAGCTCCTTCAGGACCGGCGATGCCCGACATCGACGACGAGGCGCGCTGGCCGGCCTGGGTGATGCGGTCGAGAACTTGGTCGCCGAGGCTGCCGAGCGCCTCGAACTTGCCGCGCGCGGCATCGAGGTCCTCGGTCGACAGCCGGATCGCGGCGGTGCGGGTCGATCCACTCATGATGGGTTCAACTCCGCGAGGACATTGGCCAGGAGCAGCGGGACCGCCTGGTCGCGCACGGAATTGACATCGAGGCGCTTGCGCAGGACGACCTGACGCACGAGCACGAACATCGGCACGAAGCCGCGGGCGAGCACCTCGGCGGCGACCTGCTGCTGGCCCTTGCGATGGCCGGTCAGCACCTCGGTGGCATCGCCGACGAACAGCCGGATGCGGTTGCGTCCGCGCCGCTTGAGGCCTCGGGCCTCATTGACGCGCAGGCACCAGAGGTAGACGCCGCGATGGGTCCTGGCCGGGATAACAAAGGCCTGCCCGCCGGCCGCCATCATGTCCTGGGTGGACACGCGCACACCGCCACGTCCGCCGGCACCGAGCCAGCCACGCCGTGCGTTGTACGCGGTCGGGAAGGCCAGATACTTGCGATTGCGCGCGATGATCGGCTCGCCACGGTCGAATGCCTGGATCGCCTCAGGCATCTTGGAGAACACCAGCGCCGCCGGATGGAAGGTGACGACGCCGGCGGAAGGAAAGGTCTTGAGCCGCCAGGCATTGGCCATGGCCCGGCCGCCATCGCTGAAACCGGCGGCGCGGACTTGGGTGCGCAGGGTGTCCTGCACCTGCCGGCCGGTCTGCTCGACGGCGCGGCGCAGGCCCGCGGCGATCCCACGCGCCTCCGCTTTCATGGCGTCCAAGACGGTGCCACGAGGGATGGAGGTCAGTGCCGGCATCGGGAAGTCCTTCGGCACCGGCAATGCCGGGCACAGAACCGGCAGTGGCGGCCTGGGCAAGGGATGAGGATTGATTTAGCGTATCCACGAAATTTCACTCGCGGAAATCTTGGGGATACGCTAATTCATGTTTCTGAGCTTCGACCCGGCGAAGCGAGCCAAGACCCTGGCGGAAAGAGGGTTGGATTTCGCGGATGCAGGGGAGGTGTTTGCCGGCGAGACCGCCACGGTCCAGGACCTCCGGCAGGACTACGGTGAAGATCGCTACATCACCATCGGTCGTCTCCGCGGGCGATGCGTGGTTCTGGTTTGGACGATGCGGGGCGACAGCCGACGCATTATTTCGATGAGGTATGCCCATGCCGCAGAAGAAAAGCGTTTCCTCGGCGAGCAGGCCGGACCCGGATGACGCGCCCGAATTGACGGACGCGTTCTTCACCGAGGCCGAGGTCTTCAAGGGCGACACGTTCGTGCGGCGTGGCCGCGGACGACCGAAGGCCGCCGCGACCAAGGAGCAGATCAATGTTAGGCTCGACTCCGATGTACTGGCCGCGCTGCGTGCAGGTGGACCGGGGTGGCAGTCACGGATCAATGCGATCCTGCGCGATGCCCTGGAACTGGACGCCGGCAAAGTCCGGCTGACCGCCTGAGTTGGACGAGGAGCAGCGAGGCCGACGGGACTGCGCCAGACGGGAACGCGGCGCTCTCGACGGTCGCTGACTACGCCCGTGCCCGCCTTGCCGCGTCGTCCAGAGCAGCGTCGATCGCCGCCAGCATGGCGAAGGCGTCAACGATCCAAGCGGCCTGGTCGCCGATGCCACCCGGATCAGGCCAGTGCGCCATCCCGCCCATGCCGCTGCGACACGCGCCCCAGAGCCGGATGAAGTCGTGCCAGGGTTGCGGAATGGTCAGCCGCGGGTTGCCGGGGACCGGCTCGCCAGCGACCAGCCATTCGCCGCCATCGTCGGGCGTCAGCCCTCCGTCGTAGGCGCCGGGGTCTCGGGCGACGGCGAGGGCGCCCCGGAGTTTCCCTCGGCACTCCCGGCAGGCTGCATGAGAGTGCTGGCCTTCCAGCCGATCGCTTCGATCTCGGCGTCGGGCAGGGTGTCGAGCAGGTCGGGTGGGACGGAGCCACGCTCACGGTGGAAGGGCGGCAGGTCGGGCCCGTCCCAGCCGCGCAGACCGTGGCGAGCGGCGACCCAGGGCAGCGTGCCGAGATAGCGCTCGCGTGCGGCGAGCAGCGCAGCATAGACCGGCACCTCCGCCGCAGTGGCCTCGATGGCGGCGAGCCGAGCCTGGGCGTTGGCGTCGTCAGGCGCGGCCTCGGCCGCGTCGATGTCGGCGAGCAGTTCGCCGGCATTGCCGGGGGCAATCTCCTGGATGGCGGAACGCAGCGCCGCGATGAGCTGGCCGCGCGGCGGGAACACGCCACCCTCACGCGCCAGATCGGCCCGGAAGGCTTGCCGCTCGCGGAAAGTGAGTGGCGCGATGACGTAGCTGCGGGGCGAGCCATCGGGAACGAAGGTCACGGCATCGCGCCGCGAGAACACGGGATCGGTCATGGGCGGGGATCCTTGGGATGGTGGAGTCGAGCGCTTTCGCGGCGCAAGGGCGCTGCTGCCGCTTCCGTCGCCGCGACGCAGTGCGTCGCGTCAGGTCAGAACGAGCAGATAAACAGGTCGCTATCGGCCCCATCGCACTGGAAGCTGACCTCGTTCTGGCCGAGGTTGTCGCGATCGGAGGGGCGGAACCCGACCGCTTTGGCGGCGGGAGCGATGACCAGGAAGCGGTTGCCGGCGGTGCTGCCGACGATGGCCATCAGCCGCATCGCCGCGCCGGCGAGGAAGGCGTTGTAGAGGGCGACCTGGCTGGTGGTGTCCATCAGCGGGTCGATGGTGCCCTTGGTATCGCGCAGGATCGGCACGGCCGGGTCGTAGCCCTGCGCCGCCTCGGGATTATCGGGCAGTACCGTCTGGATGCCGGCCTCGAGCATGAGACGCCGGCAGCGCGCCAGGTTGCCGTTGAGCTGCGCCCGGCCGGCGACCCAGCGCGGCGGGGTCTGGCGGATGGCAGTGTTCCAGCCAGACGGCATCGCCGCAGTGGTGTGGGTGCCCATCTGGCCCTGCATTTCGAAGTTGAGGAACCCCATGCCGCCCGAGGTCAGTTCCAGCGACCAGGTGCCCTGGCACCCCGTGAAGGTCCATTGCAGGCCGTCGGCGTAGAAGTAGATCGTGCAGGTCTTGTACTGGGTCTCGTCGGAGATCGGCGCGTAGAGCACGTTGACCGGGATCTGGCAGAGGGTGGAGACCGACGCGGCGGGGGAGAGCGTCTCGCCGACGGTGGCGACCTTGGCCGCGGTGTAGTCGGCAACGCCGGTGGTGACGGCACGATCGCCGGAGAGCAGCAGCGGCATGCCGCGATACTGCTGCGCGGTGGTGCCGAAGATGGCACCCATGGTGATGGTCGTGGTGGTGCCGGCGGTCGCTGCGGTGGGGGCGCCGACGGCGGCGGCGGTGGTGGTCTCGACCATGGTACAGCAGCGCAGCAGCTTGCCGAAGTCGGGCGCGGTGCCGGCGGTGCCGACGCCGCGCAACGGCACCCGCATTTTGATCTGCGGCCGCAGCCCGCCGACGATGGACGGGGCTTTGTCCAGTGTGCCGGTGAGCTCCGGGTTGTCGATCACCTGCGGGTTGAAGTCGACCTGGAAGTCGCCGGCGATCCAGTCGGTGCTGGCGGGGGTGCCAGCGATGGCATCGGTGCCGGGCGTGGTCTCGATCTTGGCCGCCGCGGCCGAAAACCGCATGCGCACGAGGGACAGGGTCATAGCGATCTCCGATCAGAGGTAGGGGTTGCCGGTCGGCGCGACTGCGAGCAGTTCGAAGCGGGCGGCAAATTCACCCGCGGGCGTGGCGGACTGGTCGACGTCGTGGAGCAGGAAGTCGGCCCCGAGTTCGGCGACATCGCCGAGACCGGTGGTGCTGGGGGTCCAGCCGGCAAGCGCGGCGACGACCGATGCGTGCAACGTCAGCACCGCCTGTTGGGCATCGAGATCGCCGGTGCCGATCGCGGTGCCGACGACGGTGAGGCCAATTCGATAGTGGGTTGCGCCGGGTTCGGCGCTGGCGTCCGCGTCGAGATTGTCGATGTGCAGCACCAGTCGCGGGAGTGTTTCACTCTCGATATCGACAGGGGCGCGGCGGGCGCGTTCGACGACGGCGGACGGCACCATCGCCACCAGCCGCGCGGTGAGGGCCGCGAGCGCCGCCTCGGTGACCGGGCTGGTCACGGCGCCAGCGTCAGGCGGAAGGTGAGGCCGAGCGGATCACGCTCGACGTCCTCGACCCGGTAGGTGGTGGCGCCGACGGTCAGCGTATCTGCCCGCTTCGGAATCAGCCCACCCAGCTGCGACGCCAGCACGTTGGCGGTGATCGAGCCGGCGCGGGCGCCCACCGCCCCGAAGCCTGGCAACTGGTCGGACGGATGCGACAGGCTCACCCGCACGGTGATGCCCGCGGCCGGCGCCCGCGCATAGACGGCATCGACGCCGATGTTGGGATCGGCGTGCAGCGCCTCCAGCATAGCGGCGAACGCACTCATCGCTTGGCCACGATCTGGGACAGTTGCGGCACGATCTTCTCGGCGCTACGGCCGATGACGTAGCCGCCGAGGCCAAGCTGGACGATATCCCACAGCTTGAGTACTTCGGCCTCGGAGATGCCCGGCGCGGAGTAGCCGAGCCAGCGAGCGACGATCAGGGCGGTGAATGTGAGCATGACCATCGGCCGCCAGGACGCCGCCAGCCAATGCTCGGACTTGGCCTCGTCGGCGATGATGCCGGCGGCGGCCTTCTCGATCTCGGCTGCGTTGGCGAGCAGGGCGTTGTTGAGTTCGGCCTGCGCCTTGGCGGCCTCGGCCGGGTCGGGAAACAGGCGGCGCAGCGCATCGCCCAGGATCGGGACGAGCGCCGGCAACAGGGCGGCGAGCATGGAGGCCTCCTGGGTTCTCAGTTGATGATCAGGACGGGAGACTGGCGCCAAGGGCGCGGTTCAACTGCCAGCCGAACTCGAACGCTTCCTGGGTCGGATTGCGTTCGGCGATCTCGAGGTAGCGAACAGATTGCTGGGCGGTGACCATGCCGAACAGCACGCGCCGCCCGTCATCGCCGCGCCGTCCGAGCAGGGCCTGGACGGCACCGAGCGTGGCGGAGCCAAGCGCACCATCCGTGGCGATGTCGGGATAGTCGACCCCCTGCCGGTTGAGCGCGTTCAACGCCCGCTGCAGAAGGCCGATAGCCACCGGTGGCCCCATGTTCACGGCGATGTCGAGTAGCCGGACGGCGAGCGGCGTGTCGACTCCCGCCAGCCGGTCGAGCCCGGGACCGGTCCAGTAACGCTGCCGGTAGATCGCCACCGCAGTCTCGCGGGGCATCGCTGCCATCGATTCAGCATATCCGGCGGAGCGGGCAACTGCGGCGGCGATGCCCCACATGGTCTCGCCACCACGATCCGCCGGGTCGTTGCTGTAGCGCCCCTCCCGACCGATGACGCCATCGATTGCAGTCTCGAACGCGTCCATCGCCGTCAGACCGTCGGCATCAGTTCGAACACAAGAACGCCAGCGCCGACCGCGGTCTGGCCGGTCTGGGCGATACGCACATAGAGCGTGCCGGCCGGCAGTGGGGTGAAGCCCGGCGTGCTGGCATCGACCAGGGTCAGCGTGCGGGAGGCGATGGCCTTGATGTCGGTCGCGGCCACGATGTCGACGCCGCCCAAACTGGTGCCGACCTGAACGGTGACAGTGGTGCCGGTGAAGGCGACCGTGGTGCGCTCGGAGATGCGCAGGAGATGCCCGGCGGGCACCACGACGGTCAGATCGGTGCTCGCCGCCGCGGTCGGGACCAGCGCCACCGCACGGGATGCGACCGAACCCGGCGTCAGCGCCGCCTGGCCGTCGATCCAGGTGCGGACAGTGCTGTCCGAGGAGGCCGCGGCGACAGTGGCGGCGCCGATCGGGAAGTTGCCGTTCGACGTCGTGGTGACACGCCGATTGGTGTTGTCCCAGAACACGCGGGCGCCCTGGGCGATGGCGAGCGCCGGCTCCTTCGTGAGGTCGAACACGCCCTCGACCTGAAGTTCGACCGCGGCACCATTGGCGGCATCGAAGGCCGCGACGCCGAACAGGCCACCGACCAGGGCACCCTGGCCGGAGGTCACGGCATAGGGCGCGAGGACGTTGAGGCTATCGCCGGGCTGGACGAAGTTCTTCATGGAGAAGTCTCCCTGGAATCAGCAAGGGCGCCCGGAGGCGCCCCTGCTGAAGAGATGGATAAGGATGTGGCGGAGGAACAGGACCGATCAGGTGCCGGGATTGAACCAGGCACCGCGCCAGTCGATGGCGCCGACGCCAAAGTCGAAGATGACGGAGACCTCGACGCCATCGACGCCGGAGACCGGGCCGGTGGTGACCTGCGGCCCCTCGGCGCCGTTGAGGTAACCGTAGACGTAGACCGGGGCGGCGAAGGGGTCGGAGAAGAGATACCAGCGGTTGGCCGGGATCTGCGGCTCGACCACCGGTTGGACGTAGCCGGCGAAGACGTTGGCGTTCGCGATCTGGGTCGCCTGGACCGAGACGGTGAGCTGGCGGGCGGCGAGCTCGAGATTGGGCCCGACCAGCAGCCGCATCGAGGAGCCGATCGAAATCGGCAGCCCGTCGAGGGTCTTCTGCTTCATGATCGCCGCACGCCCGGTGGCGAGGTTGGTGACGTCGAGCGCGGTGCCGGCGGAGGCCTGATTGGCGCGTGTGGCGCCGGTGGCGAACACCGTGGTGCTGCCGGTGGTCAGCGTCGGGCCGGCGCCGCTGGCGGTGTTGAGGAGGGCGTAGGCGGTGGCGTTCTCGAAGTCGGCGACGCGACGGCCGATCATCGCCGCGAAGTCGGTGAAGGCGCCGAGGTCGTCGTTGACCAGCATCTGCCGGGTGACGCGGATGCGCCGCGCGAAGGTGGAGAGGGTGACGAGTTCCTGGCTCTCGGACATGGTGCCAGCCTGGATCTCGCCGTTCTCCGACAGGGCCACCAGATTCGGGAAGTCGCCGACACGGAGGTGGCGATGCGGCTTGAAGTCGCGGAAGTCGCGGCGGAGGAAAAAGCTGCGATAGGTCGGGTTGGCCGGCTGGTAGGCGGCGAGCAGCATCTTGTTGGCGGCGGCCGAGAGCAGCAGCGGGAAGTCCGAGGTGGTGTGGAAGGCGCGCTCGGCGAGCTTGGCGGTGTCGCGGGGGACGTTGCGCTCGCCGCGGGCGCGCATGAGCTCGGCGACCATCTCGGAGGGGCGCCAGCCCAGGAACTCGGCGTGACGGGTGCTGCCCTGCGGGACCTGGTAGCCCGGCATGGCGCGCACCGCGAGTGCCTCCGCCATGGCCTCGCGGATGACGGCCGGGTCCTCGTTGGCCGCGCTCGGCGAGGCAGGCGCGGCCGGGATGGCGGGCGGCTTGGCACCCTGGACCATGGCGTCCCACAGGGCCCCGCGGAGGGCCTCGGGGGGCCAACCCTCGGCGATCGCGCGCTGATGGAGGGCGTCACCGATGGCCGGCGCGACCACAGCACGGCTGGCGGTCAGGATCGGATTGAGGGCGGCCACGCGCTCGCGTTCGGCCCGCACGGCATCCGCCGCGGCGTCGGCGCTGGGCGGCGGGGCTGCGCGATTGGCGTCCGTGGGCGGCGCGGCCGCCGGGGCAGAGGGCGGGACCGCGGGAACTGCCGGCGTGGCGGGGTCGGCGGCCGGATTGGCATCGGGCATGGAGGTCTCCTTGGGGGCGGACGAAGTGGGATCGGGGAGCGGCGGCTCGATGGCTGCCGCTGGAGCGGGATGGCCGGCGTCGCCGCGCACGGCAGCGGCGGGATCGACGGGAATGGGGACGACCGAGATCTCGTAGGGCTCCCAGTCCACCGCACGGTGGACGGTCCCGGCGGTGGGGTCCTGGAGCGGCGTGTAGCGATGGACGCGGTAGCCGACGCTCACCGACCGCAGGGTGCCGTCGGCGACGCGCTGCCAGAGCGGCTCGACGTCGGCGGCGGATGAAAACTGCAGCGTGGCGATGCCGCGGCCGGCCTCGAGGCGGGCATCGATCACTCGGCCAACAACATCGCGCGCGTCGTTGCTGCGATGGGTGTTGAGCACCGGCGCGCCACCGCCACGGAGTCCGTCCATGCGCACCGCGGCCGGCGACATGTCGAGTTCCTCGGTGATCATCCCGAGGGGTGGGACGAAGTTACGCGCGCGCGCGCCGGTCGACCACACCACCTCGACGGTGCGGGCGGCGCGATTGACGGTGGCCGGCGCTGCCAGCGCTCGGGCGGCAATGAAGATGTCCGGCACGGGATTGCTCCCGCCCGGGTCGGGCGTATCGGTCATGCGGGATCTCCGATCGAGGGTGGCGCTATGGCGCCTGGTAGCCCTGGGCATTGACCACGACGGCGGAACTGGCGGTGACCGCCTGGACGTTCAGTGCCGTGTTGGTGGTCGCTCGCAGCGGCGTCGGGAAGTCGAAGGCGACCGGATTGGCCATGCCGGCCGGCAGGCTCGCCCGCCAAATCACCGTCGCTCCGTCCTTCACTTGGAACTCGGTCGCTGCGGTGCCGAGGTTCTGCAGTTGCAAGCCGGTGAGGTATTGCCGGTTGCTCGCCACCGCCGCACGGACGGCGGTGTCCGCGCCTGTGGCGACACCGGTGAGCGCCGAGGCATAGACCCAATCCGCCTCGGGAATGCTGTATGGCTTGGTGACGAGCGCCCCGATCAGGGTCGCCATCAGATCGACGTTGCGCCCGGTGGCGATGGCGGTCGGATTCGCACTCAGGCCGGTCGCGACATAGAGCGGGTTGCCGTTCGATGCCGCGCTGCGCGCGGCCGCCCCCTGCACGAACACCGCCGATGCGCCCGCGAGCGACCCGGCAACCTGGACGGCAACACCCTGCCCTGCGACGGATTGGCCGCGTCCAGCGGTAATCTCGGCGGTGAGCTCGGCATAGTCCTGGACGGTAATGAAGGCGAGGACGGCGTTCGTGCTCGATGCAGGCGCCGTCGTCCCGTTTAGCCAGCGCAGACGAACTTTGTAGAGCGCATTGGGGTCGGGGATCTGCTGGTGGCGCCGATAGGAGTTCGCCCGCGCCGAGGTGGCATCCATGGTGGCGCCATGGAACCAGGCCTCGTCGATGAAGGCTTCCAACTCGTAGACGCCGCCGGCAGCGGAGGTCGGGAACGTCGAAGCGGCCGAGGTCAGCCGCACCATGCCGCCGGCCTGTACCTCGTACTTCGCCTGGGTCGCGGTGACGCCGTCGAACAGCAGGCCGAGCATATGCTGGCCGTCGGGTTGGCCGCTATCGCGGTCGACGCTCACCGCCTCGAGGTAGAAACTTTGGTTGGCGATGCGCTGCGACAGGGCGAGTCCAACCGAGACACGGAACGGCACCGTGAAGCTCTCGGTCGACAGCACCCAGGTCTCGTCATTGGCGTTGGCGCCGCTGGACAGCGTGAGCGCACCGCTATTGACCGTGATTGCGCCGCCTGCGGCGACCTGGCTGGTCCATTTGCGGCTGTCCAGCGCGCCGGTGGCGAAGGCGTCGCGCCACTTCTTCTGGACGCTGGTGACCTTGCGCAGGTCCTCGACCGGATCGTAGCCGTAGGTCATGGGGATTGGTCCTGGCTGAACATTGCTGGCCCGACTGAGGGGCGTGCTAAGGGAGAAGATCAGAACTGGGGAGGAATCGCATGCTGACCGTCCACCATCTCGGCAAGTCGCAGTCCGAACGGATCGTGTGGCTGTGCGAGGAACTCGGCATTCCCTACGAGCTCCAAATCCACACGCGCGACGCCGTCACCATGCTCTCGCCGCCCTCGCTGAAGGCGGTGAGTCCGACCGGCTCGGCGCCGGTGATCACCGAGGGTGACGTGGTCCTGGCGGAATCCGGCGCCATCGTTGACTACATCATCGCCAAGCACGGCTCGGGGCGGTTGACGCTCGGCCCGTCCCATCCCGACTTCGCGCACTACCTCTACTGGCTGCACTTCTCGAACGGGACGCTGCAGCCGGCCATGGGCCGCTGCATGATCCTCGGCCGCCTGAATCTGCCGGCGGACAACCCCATGCTGGTCGCGATGCAGGGACGGCTCGCCCGCGCGCTCGGCCTGGTCGAGGAGCGGCTCGGCAAGGCCACATACCTGGCCGGCAGCGAGTTCACCGCGGCCGACATCATGATGGTGTTCTCATTGACGACGATGCGGCTGTTCAATCCGCTCGATCTGTCGCCCTATCCAAATATCCTCGCCTATCTCCAGCGGATTGCCGCGCGCCCGGGCTATCAGCGGGCGATGGCGAAGGGTGATCCCGGATTGGTGCCGCTGCTTACCTGACGCCAGCGGAAGCCGCCCCGGTAGCGGCGATCTCAACCGCGGCGATCTGCGCCGCGTCTTGCGCGGCGCCGGACTTGGCGACGCGACGGGGATCAGTGTCGAGCGCGATGCCGGCGGCGTCGATCTCGGCATTGGCCTTGCGGATGTCCTCGACCACCTGGCGGAAGTCGTAGCCAAAGGAGCCCACCGCCTCGGCCTGCGGCACGAAGCCGGCGCGGACCTGGGCGATCAAGGCACTGGTGTCCTTCAGCGGGTCAATCATCTCATGCGCCGGCGGCACGTGGCTGACATCGTCCGGCAGTTCCGGCGCCCACAGGCCGAGCAGCGCCCCCTGGGCATGGAACCGTTCGGCGATCGGCCGCACGAGCATCGGGATCAGCATGCCGTATTGCACCTGCTCGCAGAGACGGCGGAACTCGATCTTGCCCGCCCGCAGGCTGGAGTAGTTGGCCTGGGTCAGGTCGCCCGAGACCTGGTCGTAGGTTAGGCCAGCGCCGACGGCGGCGGCTTCCAGCGCACGGCGGGCGAAGGCGGCGTGGCTGCCGCCGCTCGACGGGTTCACCACCTCGACGCTCCCAGCACCGCGGCGATAGAGGATCATGCCGGGCTCGAAGGCTTCCACGGCGCGACCCTGGGCGTCGCGCAACAGGCTGGCCGCCGTGCCGGTCAGTGCCTCGTCGCCCTCCTCAGTGACGACAGCGGCGAGGCAGGCCTCGATCTTGGCCTTCATTAACAGGGCGGCCTCGTAGTCGCCGAGATCGCGCAGCCGGGTCAGCACCGGGGCCAACCAGGAGACGTCCCTCAACTGGCCGGGTCGGCGCTTGCGATAGAGATGCAGCACGTCGCGGGCGTCGACGGGCACGCTGGCGTAGGCCGCCGGCATGCCAGGCCACCAGTTGCCGGGATGGCGCGGGAACAGCCAGTAGATTTGCGGCGCGCCGGCGTCATCGAGGCCGATGCCATTGAGCGTGGCGAGGCCGTCGAGCAACCCGGTGCGGGTGGTGTCGAGATGGTCGCTCTCCAGCACTTGGAGACGCAGGCCGATCGGGTTGGCCGGCGTGATCTCGACCGGTAACAGCCGGATGAAACACTCGCCGCTCTCGACGACAGCGCGCATGGCCAGGGCCTGGAGCCCGTAGAGATCGAGGCGGCGCTCGGCGTCGCAGGTGGTGCTGTCGCACCAGCGCTTCCAGGCATCGGCATGGGCGGCGTCGGGCCAGCGGGTGGTAATGCCGGCGCCGACGGCATTGCCGGTCCAGAGGTCGACGATGCGCGCGGCGTAGGGGTCGTTGCGCACGGCGTCGCGGGCACGGCGCGCAACTGTGGCCGCGGCACCGGCGACCTCCGCGGTGGCGCTGCCCGACGACGGTGCCCAGACGGAGGAGCGCAGGTCGCCTGCGGCGGCATAGCCGCGGAAAGCCCGCCAGGCAGCACGTAGGCGGGGGACCATCAGCGACCCATCGTGGTCTTGATTGCGTCGAACAGCGCGTTCACTCCATCACCAACCATCCCCGTGGCCGTGCCGCCGACGGCATCCTGCCAGGCGATGGCGAGCCGCGCGGCCTGGGTGACGTCGACGCGGGCGTCCCAACCCATCCCGTTGAGATGGACGAATGCGCGGAACGCCTCGTCCGGCACGCCGAGAGCGGCGGCGAGCAGCGGAACCGGCCAGGTGCTGTCCTGGGTCATTCGGGCCTCGTGAAGCTGGCGAAGGTGGTTGTGACGGGCTGCGTCGTACGCATCTCGGTCGCGTCGCCAGAGGCGAGCACGCGGCTGATCCGAACGGGCAGGCGCTATTCGATGGTTCCGCTCGCACAGGTGGTGCGAGGTCCATGCTTCGGTCTCGTAAGGTTCAGCGCTGGCCCTACCAAGACACGGATGTCATGCCTCTGCCAGCTGCTCGTTCACCGCCTGCTTAGCTGGAGGCCAACCCAGGACACCCTCAGGCCCCGGACGATTGCGCAACCACCAAGCCCAATCCTCCGGCAGCAGTGAGATCGGATCATGATGTGCAAGCTCACGTGCCGCCCAAATGGGCCAATGCGCATTGGACAACGCCGGTCGTCCCAGCATCACCAGGTCGATCAGTTCCTCTCGGATCACCTGATCGGCGACCGCCGGGACACCCAGGTTCCAGCTGACACCGACGGGAATACCGACAGCCCGTCGTACGCGGTTTGCCCGCTCCACCATGAAGCCTAGATCACGGAACGGCAGGTCGGTCACCTGGTCAGTGTTCATGCCGAGGCTGAGATCGGCCAAGTCCAGCCCGTGCCGCTTTAGTTCACCGACCGCCCAGATCGAGTCATCAAACTGCACGCCGTTCGCGTTGAAATCGTCGGATCCGAGACGCATTGTCAGCGGCAGGCGTTCCGGCCAGACCGCGCGGACCGCATCCATCGCCTCGCGGTGAAACCTCAGGCGATTCTCCAGGCTGCCGCCATAGGCGTCGGTCCGCTGGTTCGCCAGCGGCGAGAAGAAACTGGCGCCGAGATAACCATGGGCAAAGTGCATCTCCAGCCACTCAAAGCCAGCTTCCAAGGCACGGCGGGCCGCTTGGGCATAGGCGTGATGGATATCGTGGATCTCCGCCACCGTCAGCGCATGGACTGGGTACTTGTAACGACCACCGTAGGGGATCGCCGACGGCGCACGCACCTGCCATCCGTCCGGATGATCAGGCGGTAGTTGGATCTTGCCCTGCCACGGCTTCGTTTCACTGCCCTTGCGGCCGGTATGACCGAGCTGGATGGCAGGCACGGCGCCCATATCTTTGATGAGGGCTGTGACGCGCGACCAACTCTCGATCTGACTGTCGTCCCAGAGGCCTGCGCAGGACGTGCAGGTTCGCCCATCTGGCGTAATAGCGATCTGCTCGGGAAAGACGAGACCGAAGCCGCCGGCAGCACGGGAGCCAAGGAGCATGAGATGGAAGTCACTCGCCCGCCCATCGGTGGACCGGTACATGGTCATGGGCGACATCGCTATGCGATTGCGCAAGGTGATGTCTTTGAGCGTGAAGGGACTGAAAAGGTCGGGCATTGAGGCGTTCCAACGGCGAGACATATGACGCAATTCACGCCACGGCGGCATTTGGCGCCAACCCAGGATACAATTGGGCGGCCGGCCAATACTACCTGCGCACCATGCACATCTCCTTCACTCCAGCCTCGTGAAGCTGGCGAAAGTCGTAGTGGGGCGGCGGGTGGTGGCGTTCTCGCTGGCGTAGCCGACGGCAAGGGCGCGGCTGATGTCGTCGAGGACGCGGTATTCGACGGTGCGGCCCTCATAGGTCACCCGCAGCGTGCCGGCGGTGAAGGCGTCGGCCAGCGCCCGCCAGCGATTGCCGGCCGGCTGCGCCAGAGCCCAGGTCAGGACGTCAGGATTCATCGTTGATCCTCAGCGGAGCCAGCCGCCGCGCTGGCCGAGCCAGGAGCGGGGGCGGAGCATCAGTTCGTTCGAGCCTAGCGCCGGTGCCGGCTCCATCACGGACGGCGGTGCCTTGGTCTCGGGTTCCGCGGCACCGGCCGGCTCGGCTGTCGTCAGCACGGGCGCGTCGGCGATCTCACTCCGCATCCGCTGCCAGTAGCGCTCGCCGTAACGGTCGGCGCCCAGCAGCCACAGCGCCGCACGGGCGAGCACCGCGCAGTCCAGCGCCTCGTTCCTCTCCCTTAGCTTGGCCCATTCCTGGCGGGCAAAGCCGCGCTTGTCCTTGGTCGTCCGCAACTGCTCGGCGACCAGCTGCTTCACCCACTCGATCTCGATCGACCGCGGCAGATGGACCCAGCCAGGCGGGAACTCCTCCGCCTCGCCGCAGCCAAGCCACAGCCGGCGATACAGGTCCGCCTTCCAGGTCGAGACCGACACCGTCCACAGCTTCAACCCGCGCCGTAGCTTGCGGCCATTCACCAGCGCATCGACCAACGTCGGTCCCTGCACCGGCTGCGCCCGGTTCCAGCCATCGACGCCCTTGGTCGGCGCAATCCGCGGATCCCGCAAATGGCGCAGGTGGCCATAGACGGCTGCCGTATCGCGGCCGCCAGTGTCGACGCAGACCTTGGCAATCCGCATCGCTCCGCCTGTCGCGTGCGGCCAGTCGCGCGCCAGCAGCTTCGCCAATTCATCCCATGGCGCCTGTTCTCGCGGGCTGCCGGCGATCACCACGTGGTCGATCAGCCAGGAGCTGTAGCCCTCGGCCCAACCCCAGACGTCGCACTCGATGCGGTCGTCCTGGACGTCAACGCCGGCGGTCATCACCAACGCATCGGACGGCACGACACCGAGCGCGATGTCCTCCCGCCGTTCGGCCAGCCGCTCCCAATCCGGTGCCTCGCCCTGCTCCTGCCAGGTCTCGCCGAGCACCGTGTTCTTGAAGGTCTTCAAGTCCTCCGGGTTGCCCTGCGCTGCCTCCCAATCCCGGGCGATCTGCTCCCAGGACAGCCAGCCCACCGGTGAATAGAGCGCCGAGATGTGGAAGCCGACCGTGTGCGGGTCCTGCGATTGCGCCGTTGCCCGCCACTCGCCGCCGGCCAGCATCGCCGTCTTGTGATGCTCACCGATTGGCGTCTCGCAGGCATCGCAGTGATAGGCGGCACTCGCGGGGTTGCCCTTCTCCCATACGAGCCGCTCGAACCGCAGCCACTGCATCGCCTGGCAATGCGGGCACGGCACGAAGAACCGGCGCTGGTCGCTTGCTGCATACTCCCGCTCGATCCGGCTCCGCCCGGCGATGGTCGGCGTCGAGACCAGGAACGCCTTGCGCCGCCAGCCGAAGGTGCGTGCCCGTGCCTCGGCCAGCGCGATCGGGTCGCCTTCGCCCTCGACGTCGCCGGGATAGGCGTCGACCTCGTCGAGGAACAGGAACCGCGCCGTCATCGAGCGCAGCCCGACCGCCGAGTTGGCCCCGGTCAGCACCAGGATGCCGCCGGGGAACTCCTTCGAGAGCATGGTGTTGCCAGCGTCGCGTGCCCGTGCCGGCGCCACCCGCTCCCGCAGCGCCGGGGTCTCCTCCAGCAGCGGGTCGATCCTCTGCCGGCTGAAGCGCTTGGCCAGTTCCACCGTCGGCTGCACCGCCAGCACCGGCGCCGGCACGTGGTGCATGATGTAGCCGAGCCAGCAATTGCCACTCTCGGTCGCGCCGACCTGCGCCCCCTTCATGAACACGACGCGGCGTGCGGGATGCACCGCCGAGAGCGCATCCATCACGTCGCGCAGATAGGGCGTACGCGCCGTCCGCCACGGACCGGGCTCCGATGAGGCCCTGGTCCCGAGCACGCGATGCTGCTCTGCCCAGGCGCTCACGGTCAGTTGCGGCGGTGGCCGCAGCATGGCGCCGGCGCGGCGCCGGACATGCTCAGCCGTCCGCTCGCCCACCGATGCCTGGGGGATCGAAGCGATCGGCGGCCTCCGTCAGCAGGTCGGTGATGTGCTGCTGCAGCACGGTCTGCACCAGGTGAGGATCGGCCCCAAGGTCGGCGGCGATCAGGCCGGAGACCCGGGCGGGCCAGTTCAGCAGGGCGTCACGCATGGCGCCGGCGATCTCGTCGATCGCGGCGTTGGCGGACGCCGCGTCGAGCAGCCTGCCCTTTTCCTCGTCGAGCGCCATGCGCTGGGCTTCGACCTTGAGGGCAAGCTGGGCGACCTTGAGCCGGGCGAAGGGCGTGGCGTCGGCCGACACGCTGGGCATCGCGATACCGGCGCCAATGGCACCCGCCAGGGGGGAGCGCACCGGATCGGCCGTCTCGACCATGCGGCGGCGGGTCTTGTCGATGTCCCACAGGCCGTCCGGCTCTCGTGCGATGCGGCCTTTCGCCGCGGCCTTGCGGAGGGCGGTTTCGGTAACGCCGATGCGGCGGGCGACCTCGCGGGTGGACTGGGTCAGTTCAGGCATTGCGGCCACCTCCCGCCGCTCGGAGAAGCCGGAAGATTAATGTGATTCCAGTGCGTTATCAGCTTGGCTCTGCCGCGGCACAGCGCGAAGTGTGCATCACGCGCAGGGGAGAGCCCCCGCCAGAACGGAGACCGGACGATGAGCAGCACCCGCACCCAGACTCGCACCCAGAAGAGCCAGGAAGCGAGCTTCAACGAGTTCATGAAGCAGATGGAGGTCTTCCGGGGGCACGTCGCCGAGCTTCAGGCGATGGCGGACGAGCACATCGGCGCCGACCCCGACAGCATGCTCTGGGGCACCGCCGGCACCCTGCAGCATTGGAACGCCATCCTCGCCCGGGTCACCGACGCCTACCACCAGCGCGGAGAATTCGCCCCCGAGTAGGCAGGCCCTTCCTCCACCGCCCCGCCAGGGTTCTGCCCTGCGGGGCTCGGGGTGGTAGCAGCCTCTGATCGTCAGGGGTCTGCATAGGAGACACCCCGATGACCAAGCTCTCTGACACCGCCCTGGTCCTGCTCGGCAAGGCCGCCCAGAACGACGACCGCTTCGCCGAACCGCCCAAGCACCTCCCCGCCGCCGCGCGCAACGCGGTGGTCCGCAGCCTGCTCAAGCAGGGGCTGCTGATCGAGGATGCAGTTCCGCTCAATCACCCCATGACCTGGCGCACAGACGATAGCGACGCGGATGGCGGTGGTGCCGAACTCCGCTGCAGCATCGCCCTGCGTATCACCGACGCCGGCTTCCGCGCCATCGGCCAGGAGCCGCCGACCATGACCGAGGCCGCCATCGAGCACGAACTCGACCTCCTGCAGGAGCAGATCGACGCGGAGAACGCGGCGGACGACGCCGGCACGGTTCGGCACGCGGCGACGAACGACGCGGTGGCACGGGAAGCCGCCGCCGTGGCCGACGACCTCGACGCCGCCAAGGTGGCGCCGACGCCGCGCAACAACCTGCGCACCGCCGCCGCCGCGGTGCTCGCCGCCTGGGACGACCAGGACAACCGCGACACCGACAGCATCGCCGCCCTCGAGGCGCCGATGGAGGCGCTCCGCATCTTGCTAGCTGGCTCCGCGCCGCGCGAGGCGACCGCGCCGCGCAAGCCTCGCGAGGGGACCAAGCAGAAGATGGTCCTGACCCTGCTCCGCCGGACCGAGGGTGCCACGATCGCACAGATCATCGAAGCCACCGGCTGGCAGCAGCACACCGTCCGCGGCTTCCTCGCCGGACTGAAGAAGAAGGGCATCAATGTCGAGACCCTGGAGCGGGTGCGGATGGTCGGCCCCAACAAGGAAGGCGCCAAGGGGTCCTATAGCGTCTACTCCATCAAGGACTGACGCCTGCAACTGGAAAGCGGCGTCCAACGCGCGGGGTGGGGCAGAGCCTCACCCCGCACTCACGGTGCGGACGGCCTATCCAGGACGGTGAGTAACTCGGCCAATTGCCAGCCCTGCCGCTTGGCCTCCTTCAAACCGGCGACGAGGGCGACGCGGGCGTCCTCGACATACTCCCGCAGTACGCGATCTGTTGAGGGCGCACCGTCAGCGAGTGCAAGGGCGCGTGTGCTCGCCCTGACGACCTTCTCCGCATCCTTCGTTGCCACGGCCGGTGCCTCCCTCGTTCGGAAAGCCTTGTTGCATATTAGGTTGAAGCTGGCACGCCACGACTTGCTGCGACTGCTGAAAAGCTCTGGCCATCGCCGTCCAACGCAGCCTCTTCACCACTCGCCTCCTGCCAGCGCCGGACGATGACGTCGACATAGGCGGGATCGATCTCCACCAGCACAGCCTGCCGACCGGTGCGCTCCGCGGCGATCATCGTCGTGCCCGAGCCACCGAACAGGTCCAGGACGGTATCGCGCTGCTTGCTGCTGTTGCGGATGGCGCGCTCGACCAGCGCCACCGGCTTCATCGTCGGATGAAGGTCGTTGCGGGCCGGCTTGTCGAAGTGCCAGACGTTTCCCTGGTCCCGGGCGCCGCACCAGTAGTGCTGACTGCCAGCCTTCCAGCCATAGAGCATAGCCTCGAACTGCTGGTGGTAGTCGGCGCGGCCAAGCGCGAAGGTGTTCTTGGCCCAGATGATGGTGCTCGACCATTTGCCGCCGGCGTCCTGCCAAGCCCGGTGCAGCGTCGGCCATTCCGACGAGGACATGCAGACGTAGCTGGCACCCTTGGTCATCGCGAGCAGGTTCGTCAGCGCCGGCCGCAGGAAGTCGATGAAGCCGCCACCCAGTGCGTCATTGGCGATCGTCATCTTGGCTGCCGTGCCGCCCTCGTAGGCAACATTGTAGGGCGGGTCGATGAAGGCCATGTCCGCCAGCCGATCGGCGCCGAGGGCGCGCTGGACGTCCTCCAGCTTCGTCGCATCGCCGCACAGCACGCGGTGCGGGCCGCAGACCCAGAGATCCCCGGTGCGCGACGCTGGCGTCGCCGGCACAGGCGGCACCTCGTCGGCATCGCCGTCATCACCCGCGTCGGCTGCGGCCAGCAACTGGTCGAGTTCGAGCGGCGAGAAGCCGAGCACGTCGAGGTCGACGGCGCCCTCGTCGCGGATTCTCGCGAGCTCGGCGGCCAGCAGCGTCTCGTCCCAGCCGGAGTTGAGCGCGATCTGGTTGTCGGCCAGCCGCAGCGCCCGGGCCTGCGCCTCCGTGAGATGCGCGAGCCGAATGGCCGGCACCATGGCGAGGCCGAGCCGCTTAGCGGCCAGGACGCGGCCATGGCCGGCGACCAGCACGCCCGCGGCATCGACAAGCACCGGGTTCACGAAGCCGAACTCGGCGATCGAGGCAGCGATCTGCCCGACCTGTGCCTCGCTGTGCGTCCGCGCGTTGGCGGCATAGGGCACCAACGACGCGGTCGGCACGGATGCCACAGCGATGTCAGGCTGCATGGGCAACCTCCGTCACGCCGCGCGCCGCCGCGACGACGTCATAGTCGAGGCCGTCGCCATCGAGCGTGATCGGCAGGTCGGGATGCAGCGCGCGGAACCGGGCGATGGCGAGATCGACATAGGCCGGCGCCAACTCGATTGCCCGAACCAGACGGCCGGTGCGCTGGCCGGCGAGGATGGTGGTGCCGGAGCCAGCGAAAGGCTCGAACACCAGCGCGCCCTCGTCGGCGAACGTGCGCATCAGGAACTCAGGTAGCTTCACCGGGAACACCGCGGGATGCTCGGTCTCGATGCCGCGCGCCTTGTGGCGGGTGATACGCAGCACATTGTCGGGGATCCGGGTGTCCTGCACGCCCTGGCCGGCATGGGTCCATTCGCCGACGGTGCCGTCCTTCGCCCGCAGCCCGCCCTTCTCGGAGTTGACGTGGCCGGCCCAGCGGCAAGGAATGATCTTGTTGGCCTGGCGCGCCGTGCGGTTGAAGTGAAAGACGAACTCGAAGGACGGCGCGAGCCGCCCGTTCCAGTCGCCGGGTAAGCCAGGCCCCTGATCCCAGACATACCAGCCGAACCGGCGCCAGCCGGCGGTGCGCATCCAGTCGATCCAGCCGGACCAGTAGGGCTGCCACTCGGCCTCGCGATGGATCAGGCCGAGGTTGACCAGCACCTGGCCGTCCGGCGCAACCGCAGCATCGAGGTGGCCGCAGACGCCGCGCATCAGGGCATCCCAGTCACCGATGCCGCCGGTCGTGTAGTCGCGCTGGTTGCCATAGGGCGGCGAGGTGAACAGCAGGGCGGCGCGCTCGTCGCCCATCAGCCGCGCCACGGCGGCGGCGTCGGTGGAGTCCCCGCACAGCAGCCGATGGTCGCCGAGCAACCAGAGGTCGCCGGGACGCGTTACCGCCGCGCGGGGCGGCTCGGGCTCGGCGTCTGCGGGGTCTTCGACCTCATCGTCACCCGATGCGGCCGCGCCACCCGCAATCTCGCCGACCTGATCTTCGTCATCCTGCTCATCCGGCGCATCGCCATCGATGACGGCCTCTTCCGCCGCGGCCAGGATGGCGCTGATTTCGTCGCGCGAGAACCCGATGGCGAGCAGATCGACCTCGCCAGCCTCCTGCAATCCGGCCAGGGCATCGCGCAGCAGCGCCTGGTCCCAGGTCGCGTTCTCGGCGATGCGATTGTCGGCCAGTCGCAGCGCGTCCTTCTGGGCCGGCGACAAATGCCGCAGCACGATCACTGGCACCTTGGCGATGCCGAGCGCCGACGCAGCCTCGAGGCGTCCATGTCCGGCGATCAGTTCGCCCGCCTCATCCACCAGCAGCGGGTTGGTGAAGCCGAAGGTCAGCATACTGGCCTTGATCTGCTCCAACTGCTCCAACTGCTCCGCCGCGTGCTGCCGGGCGTTGCCGGCGTGCGGACGCAAGTCCGCGACCGGGCGCAGCACGATCTTCGCGGCCATCCATGGGAGGGTCATCGTGGGCATCCGTGCTGCGTGTGGGGTGCGAACCGCACCGACGGTTGGGCGACGCAGGAATGGCGGCAAACTGCGGGCGCAGAAGCGGCGCGTGCGCACCGCGAACCAATTTTGCGACCTGGCGCTAGCTCTTTATCGCGCTTCCGCTTCCCGCATCGATCCGGCTAGGGAAGGAACCATGGCCTTGCGATGCCGACTGCTGTGGGGGGGGGTGGCTTCGGCCTGCCACCCAAATCGTCTATCGTGGCCAGACCATAGCCGATGTGGTTCCAGCGCCTCAATCGGGTTTCGTGCGTCTCGCGTTCGCATGGTGGACGTTGTCTATACACTCAGATAAAATGCAGGCAGGAGAAGCACTCATGCTGAAGACAAAGCCGACCACCAAGCCCACTGTCAGTCGAAAGCCCGCGGCCAATCCTGTCGCCACATCCACCACGGCTGGCGCCATCAACATCCGCGTCCGCGACGACGATCGCACGCTGATCGATCAGGCTGCGCTGCTGGCGGGCAAGTCGCGCTCGGAGTTCATGCTCGACGCCGCACGCCGCGCGGCCAACGAGACGATCCTCGACCGAGCGCTGTTTCGCATGGCGCCAGCGGCCTTCACGAAGTTTGCCGCCATGCTCGACGCTCCGCCTCAGCCCAACGAACGCCTGCGCAAGCTGCTGGCGACCAAGGCGCCCTGGGAGTGAGCGGAGGCGCGTTGTCTGCGCCGGTTGCGCTCGATGAAGGCCACGACTGCACGCTGTTCGATTGCGGTGAGCTGTCGCTGAACGACTGGTTGCGCCGGCGCGCCCTGGCCAACCAGGTCTCGGGTGCCTCGCGGACCTTCGTGGTCTGCCGGGATGGGTTCGTCGTCGCCTACTACGCCCTTGCCGCTGGGGCGGTGGCCTCGGCCAGTGCGCCCGGGCGAGTGCGGCGGAACATGCCCGACCCGATCCCGATGGCCGTGCTCGGCAGGCTCGCCATCGACCGGACCTTGCAGGGCCAGGGCATCGGCCGGGCCCTGCTGCGCGACGCGGTGCTGCGTGTCGTCCAAGCCGCCGATGCGCTCGCCATTCGCGGCATCCTGGTGCAGGCGATCAGCGAGGATGCCCGGCGGTTCTACATCGCCTGCGGCTTCGTGCCGTCGCCCGGTGACCCGATGCTGCTGATGGTCACGCTAGGCGACGTCACGGCGTTGCTGGGCTGAGGCGTCAGGCCGCCTGCGATCGCGGGATCAGCCCGTAGTGGACGGCCAGCACGTTGAGGGCGCCGACCAGGATGCCCTGGGCCTGGACGTGGTTGATGGGACGACCACCCCAGCCCTGGCGGGTGGCCCATTCCCGCACCGAGCCCTCCATGCCGACGACGTGCCACAGGCAACTGCCGCAAGCGCTGTCGGCGCCCCCGAAAAGCGCCATGGCCTGGGCGACACGCCGACGGGCACCAGCCTGGCGCTCGGCCGGGGCATCGCCAGCAGCACTGCCACTGACGCGGACGAGGGCTGCGGCGCGCATGCCGTCGAGTGCCGCCACCCGAAAATGGCCGCGGAACATGGTCCCGGCGTCATGCATGGCCGGGGTGATGCTGCCGTTGGCTAGCATCTGGCCCAGCGTGTCGATTACCCGTCGATGGGTGACCGGTGCGCCGGTCTCCGGATCCTGGCCACGGATCGGCGCGGACACGCCGCCATGCTGGAGACGCCAGCGCGACGGCTTGCCCAGGTCCTCGGCCGGTTTGGTACGGACGGATTTGCGTTTAGCGGCCATGGTGTTGTCCTCCGAGACGCCGCCCCCAGCGGCGGTTGGCTTCGTTGGTGACCGCCTGCCGCAGCCACGGATCGGTGATGTCGTCGATGGCGAGCGAGGCCACGCCGTGGTCGCGCCAGACCCGCGCCCGCATGGCTTCGAGGTCCTGGGGCGTGGATGGGCTGCGTGCCAGGTCCAGAGACGACCGGGGCGGTTGCGGCGCATAGGGCAGCCTCATGCCGCGCCGCCTTGGGCATTGATCGCCCACAGCAGGATGGCCAGGGCGTCGGCTTCGTTGTCGTCGGCCGGCGCGAAGCCGCGGGCCTTGATCGCGGCGATGACCGCCTCCTTGCCGACGTTGCCCTTGCCGGTCGCGAAGCGCTTGATCGTGCCGACCGGGACGCCCTCGTAGGGCACCGCACGCTCTTCGCACCAGGCGGTGAGGTGGCCGAGGAAGCCGCCGTAGATGTGGGCGGCGTCGGTGCCGGCATGGGCACGGACTTCCTCGAACACGACGCGATCGAAGCCGCGGGACAGCTGGCTGACCTCGGCGAGCCATCCGCGGAAGCGGAGGTAGCGCATGCCACCGCCTTCGAAGCGGGTGGGTTTGAAGGCGATGGTGCCGGAGGTGATTGCGCCGTCACGGCTGCGCAGTGCCCAGCCGGTGTTGGTGCCGAGGTCGACGGCAAGGACGATTTGGCGGGCCGTGCTCGGCGCACGGCTGATAGGCGCATGGGGCGGCAGGCTTGCGTCAGGTGCCCGAGCCGCCAGAGTGGTGGAAGCCATGGTGATCTCCTGCGAGGGGGATTGGTGTGGTCAGGGCGATGTCGACGCGGTTCTTGGCGGAGCTCGTCGGCATCGCCCGCCTCGGCGGTGGCGGGTCAGTAGGAGGGGGATCACGGGCCCGCCCTACGGCACCACGGGTGCGGTGTGCGCGCGCCAAACTGGCGCGCACGCACACCCCCCGTAGGGGGGTGGTTTTGTGCGGAACTTCCCGACCTTCCGTAAGCTTCTGAATTCGTGAGATATTTTCAAGTTCCGCAGGCAAGTTCCGCAAAGCTTCCGTGCGGAACTTGCGGAACTTGGACAACCCATTGATCACGTTGGGGAATTCAAGTTCCGCAACCAAGTTCCGCAGGATTGCGGAACTTGCGGAACTTCCAAGTTCCGCAGCAAGTTCCGCACGCCAGAATGCCCCATCGGTCATGCCGCACCCCCGTCCAGATCGGGGTCGGTGAGCACCCACACCTCGGGGTTTTCGACCGGCAGCACCGCGTGGTTCGTCTCGGACTGAAAATGGGTCGGCAGGAGCCGAACCTGCTGCCTGGTGACCTCCCCGGTGTCCGGATCCACCTCCTCCTGGTCGGAGGCGAACAGCATGTCCTGGACGACGAGGTAGCCCTTGCTGGACCTGCTCGGGGCGATACCGAGATCGGGCGCGGCTCGGAGGAACTTGATGTAGCCCTTGTTGGCGAGGACGTTGATACGCCTGGAGATTGTGTCCTCGCCGCCGAGGCCATGGGTGTTCTCGAACTGGGCGGCGAAGGCCCCGCCAGTGAACACGCGACCAGCGAGGGCCTCATTGGCGATGATGTCGAGGATGAGGTCCTGCCGGCGCGTGCGCTCGGCATCGAGCCTGCTGCCGAGATGCTGGCGGACGAGCCGCTCGCCTCGGGCATCGAGCTCGATCCAGCGCCCGTTGCGCTTGTCGATGATCATGGCATCGAGCGCAGGGCCGTTGCGCAGCTCGATCTCGAGGCGGCGTTCCGGCTGATCCTCCTCGGGCCGGTACATGATGATCCCCGACGTGTAGAAGCTGCGTAGCGCGCTGGCGCCGGACAGCGCCATGAACGGGTCCTCGGTCAGCGCCTTCTTCGCCACCTTCTTGGTGTGGTGGCAGAGGATCAGCCCGGCGTCGGGTGCCACGGCCTCGCGCACGGCCTCGACCCGGCTTTGCAGAAAGAACAGCATGGCGGTGTTGTCGTTTTCGCCGTCCCCGTCGGGCCCGCCATCGAACAGGTTGCGGATCGGGTCGATGCAGATGATGTCCGGCGGTTCGGTCGGGAAGTGCGCCTGGATGGCGGCGATGGTGAGCGCCACGCCGTTGTCGAGATCGACCAGCGCAGTCTGCATCTGCTGGACATGCTCGGCGCGGGCCTCGCCGTGCGCGGCGACCGTGCCGGGGATGACATAGACCGCGCTGCCTTCCTTGGCCGCCCAGGCGGCGTAGGTGGCGAGCAGGTCGGGAGCGGTGGCGTCGGCGTTGATCCAGATATTGTGCGGGCGGGTCGTATGGCCCTGGCCGACATCGACGAAGCCGCGGACGGGAATCAGGCCGTCGCAGTAGCCGAACACCACGTCGAGGAAGGTGGCGAGCGCCCCGTGGTTGATGCCAACGGTGCCGTTCTCCTCCCAAGGCAGGCCAGGCGCATCATTGAAGTCGCGCCATGCGTTCATCCCGGCAGTCTCCAGCACCGTTTGGCCCAGGGGCACATGCGGCACTCGAAGTGGTCGGACTGCTGGGCAACGCGCGGCAGCAGCTCGCCGGCGTCCGTGGCGCGCAGGACGCGCACGGCGCGGTCGGACATGCGCTGCGCCAGCGCGGCGTTGAACGGCACCAGTTCGTGATGCAGCTCGGCGGTATCCTTGTTGATGGCGGTGAACAGCGCCGGATGGTCGGCGATGCCGGTCACGGTGCCATCCATATAGGCCTGGTAAACGGCGATCTGCGCCGCGTAGATCGGCTTGGAGACAGCCACGCCCTTGCTGGCGGTCTCGCGCCAGGACTTGGCGTTCATCGTCTTGCATTCCCACAGCGACGGGAAACCCATGCCGGGGACGGGCGGTCCGCCGGCGAGGATGCCGTCGACATGACCACGGATGCGACCGCCGGCGACGCGAAAGCCGAACTGCTCGCCATCCGGCCGCCCACCCTTGCGGGTGTAGAGATCGAAGCCGGCGGTGCGGAGCCAGGCGACGGCGAGGTCTTCGAGGGCGTGACCGATCGCGAAGATGCGCAGGATGCGGCCGTCGAAGTCGGCGCCCTCGTCCTTGAGGGCGTGGGCGAACTCGAACTGCAGGGCGCGCTCGCAGGCATGGCCCAGGCGCGAGCCGCCGAGATAATCCCGCGGCGGGGTCGCGGCGTTGGCCTTCTGCAGCGCGGTGTCGATCGCCGCGTTGACGGCATCGGCGGCGCGCGAGGTGCTGTTGTAGTCGAGCATCAGAACGGGATCTCCGATTCCTGGATGCGGGCGGTGGCGTGCATGGCGTCCTGGAAGCCGCCCACGGCGACTTCGATCAGGGTCAGCACCTGCGCCTCGGTGAGGTCGCAGAAGCGGGTCTGCCAGCCGATCTCGGAGATGATCTGGGCGACCGGCTTCATTGCCGCGGCGATGGCCGCACGTTCCTGCGGGGTGAGGTCAACCATGCCGGCCGACCTGCGCGCCAAGCGCGACCAGAAGCCCTGGCAGGGCATGGAGCAAAACCAGCGCGGCAATGACGATGGCTTCGAGCGCCGCGGGGGCGACCAGCCAAAGCCATGCGCCGGCCGCCGGCAGACCGCGCAGAGATGCCAGCGCGGATGCCAGAGGCGGTACCGATCGGCGGCGGATGACCACCACCTGCGCCTCGCCGGCGGCATAGGCAGCGAGTGCATTGCGGCGCTCGCCATCCGGCATGTCGCCGGTGACCACCACCGTGGGGACGCCGCCCCGGTTGAAGGCGGCGGCGACGTGCTCGGCATGGCCGACAGTCGAGCAGAACACCACGGTCTGCCGATCGCCGGCATGCTCGCGCCAGTGCTTCAGCACAGCGTCGGTCACCGGGACGGTGTCCATGACCCGCGCGACCGCGGCCATGTCGTAGTCCTCGCCGGCCCGCGGCACATTGCGGAGATCATCCTGGACGCCGACGTCGATGACGAAGGTGCGCGGCTTGACCAGGTGGCCGGAGGCGATCAACTCACCGAGCCTGATCTGGTCGGCAACGTTCGAGAAGACCTTGCGCAGCCCCTTGCGGTCGCCGCGGTTCGGCGTGGCGGTGACGCCGAACACCCGGCACATCGGGTTGCGATCGAGCGCGCGATCGATGACACGACGGTAGCTGTCGGCGATGACGTGGTGCGCCTCGTCGATCACCAGCAGGTCGAGCGCCGGCATGGCATCGAGATTGGCGGCGCGCGCCAGCGTCGGCACCATGGCGAAGGTGACCTGGCCGGCCCAGGACTTCTCTGCCGCGTCGACCACCGAAGTGGCGACGCCCGGCGCAACGCGGCGGAACTTGCTGCGGTTCTGGTCGGTCAGTTCGTCGCGGTGCGCGAGGACGGCGGCCTTCGCGCCGGAGCCGGCGATCCGGTCGCGCACCACGGCGGAGAGCATGATGGTCTTGCCCGCCCCTGTCGGAGCGACACCGAGGGTATTGGTGTGCTCGTCGAGCGCGCGCAGGCTGCGCTCGACGAACTGCTTCTGACGGGGACGGAGCAACATGTGGTGATGCTCCTCAGCGCGCCCAGGCCGGCCGCATGTCCGGCGCAGCCGACACTGCGGGCGCTGCCGCCTGGCCAACGGGGAACCCATGCGCCGGGGCGGCGGGCGCTGCCTGGGGCGGCGGCGCGGCCATGGGGGCGTAGGCTTGCTGCGGTGCATAGGCGGCCGCCGTGGTGACCTGGCCCATCAGCTGAGCATAGTCGCGATGGTCGCGGGTAACGGCGCCGCGCACCTCGTTCTTGTCGTCGCCGTTGGTGTCGGTGCCGATGTCGATGCGCGCGACGAACTCCAGCCCGTCGAGGTCGGCGAAACCGTTGATCCGCCGCGCCGCCTGCGCCTGCGGCGAGACATCCTTGTCGGACAGCCCACGCGCCGAGTTCAGCATGGCGCGGATCAGGCTGCGCCCCATGTTCGACCAATCGGGGCCCTTCGGGCTGTAGAGACCGATCAGTGTCCAGATCTTCCGCTTGGCGTAGGGGCCCTCCAACACGGTGAACTCACCATTGAGGTAGACCGCGCCGGTGCTACCGCGCGTGGCGTAGCCACCGGTCCAGCCCTGGCTCGGATCATCGAAGCCACCCGGGCGGATGGTCAGCCGCACCTTGGCGAGCGTGCCTTTGGGGATGACATTGGGGTTGGATTTGGCGTCGTTGTAGTCGTTCCATGCAGCCATGGGGGTGCTCCGAGGTTCAGGCCGTGGGGGAGGTGGAGTGGTCGGTGCCGCCCTCGGCGGCCGGCGGCGCCGGCAGCATCAGGAGGCGTTCGGTGATTGGCTTTGCGGGGCCAGCGATCTTCTCGAAGAGCCGCCCGAGATGCGGCGGTTCCAGGATCCCCAAGCGCCCACTGCGGTCCTTGGCCGGGTAGCCCCAGGGGTTGATGGTCTGGCAGACCAACCAACGGGCGGGCGGCTGGACCGATTGACCCGTCGGCGGCTCCAGCGCGATCTCGGCCATGGTGATGACCTGATCGACGATGCCCGGCAGCTCGAGCCCGGTCTTGCTGCCGTCGATCTGCGGGCTGAAGACCTTCTTGTTGAAGTCATCGAGCCGCTCGTCGAGGATGCCGACGAACACGACGTTGCGGCCGCGAGCGTGCTGCATGTGGGTCAACCAGGCGATCATCTCGCGCCCGTGCAGCCCATAGGCGCCGCGCACGTCCGGCTTGCCGGTACGGTCCGAGAAGGCCTCCGGCTGCCCGCGGCACCACTGGAAACAGAGCCGGCCCGCGACCGTGATGCTGTCGATGAACCAGGTCCGGTAGCCGTCCATCTGCGCCGGGTCGCCGTAGTGCTGGACAACCCGCTCATGCTGTTTGGCCGAATAGGGCTGCTCGTCGCGCAACGCCGGGTTCGGTCCCGCCAGGAACAGCGCGAGGTCCCGGCAGTCCTCCCAGGTGCGCGGCCGGATCGACGTGCCCGCCCATCCCTGGACGGCGAGATCGCCGGCCTCGAGGTCGATGAACAGTGTGCTGGCCGGGTCCAGCGACCACAGCAGCGATGTCTTGCCGATGCCGCTCTTGCCGAAGATGCAGGCCTTGATGCCGCGGTTCTCGGCCAGCCGCTCGTCCGCGGTGATGATGCGCAGGGCCATCACACGCCTCCCTGTGCCGGATCGAGCGACAGCTTGTAGGTGGCCTTGCCGGTTCGGACGGTTCGCGCCGCGGTGAAGGCGGAGCGGATGTGCTCGGGCCAGGTGGTATAGGCACGCTCGGCGACCTTGTAGGTCACCTCGACATACTCGGCCGGGTCGTCGCCGGCGGCGCGGATGCGCTCGGCGATCGCGGCGAGCTTGGCCTGGTCCCACTCGACCTTCTTGGGCAGGTCGGCGATGACGGTGACGTCGCCGTCGGCGAAGCGGACCGTGCCAGCATCCTTGCGCTGATCAGCGCGCAGAGCGATGGCCCGGTCGCTGTAGCGCACCGCGATGATCCCCTCGATCCAGTCCTGCTGCCGCTTGGCGGCCTCGAGGGTGCTGCGCGCTTCTTCCTGCAGCAGCGCCAAATGGGCGGCGGGAAGCGCGAGGAGATCCGACGCCGGCAGATGGCGGGCGGTATCTAGCGACGGACGGTTGGAGTTGCTCGGGCGATCCATCACGCCGCCTCCGCCAGAGCACGACCGAAGATCGGCGCCGCCATCTCGCGGCCGATCCGCCGCGGCTGGGGGCGGACGACCGCCAGGTAGGCGAAGCGCTCCGGCCCGAGGCGTCGCTGCAGCAGATGCACCCGACCGGCTTCGGCCAGCTGAAGGGCGCGGCTGGCGATGGCGCAGAGCTCCAGTCGGCGCGGCTCGGGAAGCACGAGGCTCATCGCTCCGCAATCATGGGCGAGCATCCCGACGTAGTAGGTGAGGGTCTCACCCGGCGCGGCGGCCGCCAGTCGGTCACAGAAAGCGTTCAAGGTGAGGATGTCGCCGTCCGCGGCGCCGCGGTCGGACATCGGAACAAGGGACGAGGGGGTCACGCGCGAGATGCGCATTGGGTGGGTCTCCGTTGATGCATGGCTTGGCATTTCGTTCTCTACCGATCGGGCCACGGATTTTTCTCAGCCCACCGCGGAACAGCGCCGGCGCGCGGTTCCGCGCGGAGGCCGTATCCCCGCTGCCTGCAGCCAGAACCGGAGGTCATTGAGCGCGCGGTAGAAGCCGGCCGGCGACAGCGGGCAACGTCGGCCGCAAGGTGCAAATCAGCCTCGCCGACATGGACGTGCCATCCTGGAAGCACGACCTCGCCGCCGATCGTGCCCTGATCCAGGAACTGATCGTCTCGATGGACAAGGTTGGCCCCGAGGACGACGCGAAGCTCCAGCATTTGCTATCGTTGATCAGGGAGAAGGTCTCGGCTCCCATCAACCCAGGCAACCGGAAGGTACTACTTTTCACCGCCTTTGCCGACACGGCCGACTACCTCTACGAGAACTTGGTCCCCTTCGCACGGCCATCCACCTCGATATCGAAATGGAGACCGGCACCGGCAAGACCTACTGCTACATCAAGACCATCTTCGAGATGAACAAGCGTTATGGTTGGTCGAAGTTCATTATCATGGTGCCCTCGATTGCCATCCGCGAGGGGGTCTACAAATCGCTGCAAATCACTGCAGAGCACTTCACAGAAGGCTACGGAAAGAGGGCAAGGTTCTTCATCTACAATTCCAAGCAGTTGCACGAGCTGGAGAGCTTCTCGTCCGACGCCGGCATCAGCGTCATGATCATGAACATCCAGGCGTTCAATGCCCGCGGTGCCGACAACCGCCGCATCTACGACGAGCTTGACAATTTCCAGTCCCGCAAGCCGATCGACGTGATCGCCGCCAACCGGCCCATCCTGATCCTGGATGAGCCGCAGAAGATGCAGGGTACGGCGACGATGGAGGCGCTGCCGAAGTTCAAGTCGCTGATGATACTGCGCTATTCCGCCACTCACAGCACCCAGCACAACCGTGTGCACCGTCTCGATGCGCTGGATGCCTTCAACCAGAAGCTAGTGAAGAAGATCGCGGTACGCGGCATCCAGACCCGTGGCCTGGCTGGCACCAATGCCTACCTCTATCTGGAAGGCATCGAGATTTCGAAGCAAGCCCCGGTGGCGCGGATCGACCTCGAGGTCCGGCTGAAGTCGGGCGAGATCAAGCGCCAGATGCGGCGGTTAGAGTTCCGTGACAGCCTTTTCGTGGCCTCCGGGGAGCTTGACCAGTACCGCGAGGGCTTCGTCATTTCGCAGATCGACGCGCGCAATGACACCGTCGAATTCGCAAATGGAGTCATCCTGCACGCCGGCGAGGCGACCGGGGACGTCTCGGAGGTTGACATTCGCCGCATCCAGATTCGCGAGACGATCAAGGCGCACTTCGACAAGGAAAAGCAGCTCTTTGCCGAGGGGATCAAGGTTCTCTCGCTCTTCTTCATCGACGAGGTGGTGAAGTACCGCGACTACGCGCGGCCAGATACCAATGGCGAATACGCTCGTGTCTTCGCGGAGGAGTACGATCTCATCAAGTCGGACTACCTATCGGAGCTGGCGGTCGACAACGCGGCCTATCGTGCCTATCTGAGCGGCATCGACGCCGCCCAGACCCACAAGGGCTACTTCTCGATCGACAAGAAGACCAACCGGTTGAAGGACCCGGATGCCGCCAAGACGGGCGACAACAAGGGCCAGTCCGATGACTCCGACGCATATGACCTGATCCTGAAGGACAAGGAACGGTTGTTGTCCTTCGCGGAACCCACGCGGTTCATCTTCTCTCACTCAGCGCTGCGCGAAGGTTGGGACAACCCAAACGTCTTCGTCATGTGCATGCTCAAGCACAGCGACAACACCATCTCACGGCGCCAGGAGGTGGGGCGCGGCCTGCGCCTTAGCGTCAATCAGCAGGGCGACCGCATGGACCAGCCGGCGGTGGTGCATGATATCAACGTGCTCACGGTCGTCGCCAGCGAGAGCTACAAGGCCTTTGTGGCCGGGCTGCAGAGTGAGATCGCTGAAACTCTGTCCTCCCGTCCACGGCAGGCGACGGAGGCCTATTTCACCGGTAAGACCATCGTTACCGAGCAAGGTGAATTCCAGGTCACCGGGGCGATGGCGAAGCAGATCTATCGCTACCTGCTGAAGAACGACTACACCGATGATGCCGACAACATCGCCGAGGCCTATCACGCCGCCAAGACGGCGGGCACTCTGGCGGCCCTGTCGGAAGAGCTCAAGCCATACACCGACCAGGTGTTCCAGCTGATCGACAGTGTCTTCAGCGCCGCACAGATGCCCAAGATCGATGACGGCCGGAAGCCGAAGACCAATCCGCTCAATGCGAATTTCGAGAAGAAGGAGTTCCAGGAGCTGTGGTCGCGGATCAATCGCAAGGCCGTCTATCGGGTTGAGTTCGACTCATCGGAACTGATCGGAAAGTGCATCAGCGCGCTGAATGGCGATCTGCGCGTGACCCCGCTCCAGTACACAGTTCAGAGCGGTGAACAAAACGCGGGCCTGACCGACAGCCAGCTTCGAGCCGGCGACGGCTTCACGGTCACGAGCACGACGACCGAGAGGGGCGACTCCATCCACTCGCGGGTGAAGTATGATTTGGTGGGGAAGGTCGCGGAAAAGGCTCAACTCACGCGGGAAACCACCGCCAGCATACTGAAGCAGATCGAGCCGGCTGTTTTCGCGCAGTTCAAGCAGAACCCTGAGCACTTCATCTCCGAGGCGTCGCGAATCCTCTCGGAGCAGAAGGCATCCATGGTGATCGAGCGCCTGGCCTACGGCGATGTGGGCGAGGGATTTACCGTGGACATCTTCACAGCCGCGCAGACTGGGCAGGACCTCTCGCGCGCCACGGCGCAGCTCAAGAAGCATGTCTACGATTATGCGATTACCGACTCAAATGTGGAGCGGGAGTTCGTCGACGAATTGGACACGAGCAGCGAGGTGGTCGTCTACGCTAAGCTCCCACGCGGCTTCCTCATCCCAACTCCAGTGGGCGACTACAACCCGGATTGGGCGATCTCCTTCCAAGCTGGCCACGTGAAGCACATCTACTTCGTCGCAGAGACCAAGGGCTCAATGTCGTCGCTGAAGCTGCGAGAGATCGAGAGAACCAAGATCGAGTGCGCGAGGAAGTTCTTCGACGAGATCAACCTGCGGGTCACCGAGGATCGCGTCAGGTATGACGTCGTCACCGACTACGCCAAACTGATGGATATCGTCGGCCGTGCGCCATGA